ATGCGAGGAGATCCTTAATTGCTCGTTCGCGTTGGCCTTTGCTCAGGTTTTCAAACTGGGAACGTAGTTCCTGTAGTTCTTTATCCTTTTGCTTTGCAGCCTTGCGTAGTTGCTTTACAAGGTCATTCGACGAATCGGTTGTGATTTCGTCGTCTTCATCCTCATACTCGTAATTGGACATATGTCCTTCTCCCTATCAGTTAGTTGATTTCGCCAGCCTCATATTCCAATGGGGATTGGGTATGGCTCTGACTCCTGGTATTATTGTCGCTCCACTAGGCCAGTAGTTCTAGTGGCAGGATTAGTTAGTAAGCGCCAGCTCTATCGCGGGCTAGTGCTCCTTGAGAGATACCGCTCTGACCACTAAAGGTAGCCTTCTCAAGTCCGGTAATCTTCTGACGTTGCTTACGTGCTTCTGCAGCGCCAGGAATATTAAATACTTCTGACTCTGCAGTTGTTTGAGTATATGGATCTTCTTTGTAAATTGATGCTAGTTGTGAACCGCGCTCTAAGCCTCCACCAATAGTGGCGAAGCCTTGAGTAGCTGATGCTTTATCTACACCGTAACGGCCTAGTTCTTCTGCACGTGCAAGATTAGTAGAAAGTCCTGACTGTATAGCAGCACCACCAATTTCAGCAGCAGTTACCTTACGCTTGATATCAGATAGACCCTGTTGTGGATCAAGTGTATAAGCCAAGATATCGCCGTTGGTAATATCAGGATAGAACTGCTTAAGTGCTCTTGACACTTCAGGGTTAGCGTTAATAACACGGGTTTGTGCAGTCATAATACGGTCTTCTAGTTCGGTAGCAGATACATCTGCTGCTAGAAACTTCTCAAAACCTTGCTGTGTTCCCATAGAATCTTTAGTGTAGTAAGAAGCAGGAAGTCCATAGTTACGCATAACGTTCTGATATTGATCTTCTAGCGCTACATATTCTGCTGGAGATAGAGCGCTTAGGCCAGCGTTAATACGCTTTTGATTAGCAGCAAAGCGCTTCTTGTAAGCCTCTGTATTTTGCAGGGCTAAAGAGAATTCTGCAGATGAAGCACCTGAAGTGATAAGACCCTTTAATGGTTCTACTAAAGCCTGAAGACCATAACGGGTGAATTCAGATAAAAGAATGTCGTAGGCAGATTGCCCTTGACGACGCAATTCTTCTTTTAGTAATTTAGCATCTTGTTCTGATTTTAAATCTTTTGTTGGATTTGATGTGGTAGAAGTTCCATCAGAGTAGTAAGTAGTTACACTTCCGTCAGCATTTGTAACTTGACGAATTATAGTTCTTTCTATTACTTTTTCTTTTTCTTTTTCAACAGGTTTATTTCTTTTTGCAGCAAGGTCAAATCCTACGTCAGTTAAGGCGTTAATAGAACTGTCTGAAAGTTTTGGATTAAATCCTGATTGTTTAAAGATATCTGGAAGCGCCATCATTTACCCCATAAATCCAAAGTCCCGAAGGACTTTTTGAACGGAACTGGAAACATCTTCTTTGGCGTTATTTGTATATTGCCAACGAGTGTCTTGTCTTAACGCTTTTTGGTATTCATATAATGGCATTTCTTTGTCAGCGCCAATTCCCATACGAAGTGTTGGATCATTTAAGCTAATAGAATCAGGATTAATTTCTAGTATTGCGGCCATAGTTTGTTTGTATGGAGAATACACAGCATCTAAATCAACACCTTCTCCTAATAACTTCTTTATATTATCAGGCAAACCTCTGCTTGCAGTATTGCGAATAATCTGCTTAAAGTTTTCAATAGATTCGCCTTGGTTAATACGATTAACCCAAGAGTCGGCATCAGCAAAAACCGATAAAGTTAAACCATTTGCTGCTGCTGTTTTTGCCAATAAAGATTCAGTTGAGGTTATCTTTGATTCTTTAAGATTAGCAATTTCTGCTGCAATCCCTTTAAATTTAGGACCAGTTTTAATTAAATCTGTTAAAAACTGTTCTCTGTTTATTCCACCAGTTGTTTTACCATTAACAGTCTTTACTGGATTCTTGGCTTCAGCAGCATTTAACTTCTTGGTTAATGTAGATATTTCTTCCGGTGTTGCATCTCTACCTGTTAAAGATTTAATTACATTGTTAACATAAACTGCTGCTTGTGTTTCATTTGATATAGTGGTTTGTGGAACTACTGGTGCAGGACCGCTTGGGCCGCCCGCAGCAACTCCGATAAGAGCAGGATCTGCAGTTGCTATAAAGGTCCGAAGGTCTGTTCCTTGTAAATTCTTAGGAAGTTGCCCTCTGTTTTGATATACTTTAATTAAAGCAGCTTGAAATGGTATTGTGTATTGACCGGTTACTCCACCAGTCCAGCCAAATTTGGCTAAATCTGCTTGAACTTGCTTTAGTATATTTACATTCTTAGGATCTGCAAGTGTGTTAATGAACTCGGTTATTTTTACTTCAGGCTGTATTTCTGTTTCTTCAGGGGTTGCTTGGCCCGAATCTTCTTTAACTGCTTTTGTAGTTTCAGCTTTAGACTTAGGCATTTTTTCAAGAATCTTGTTGCCTTCAGCAATAGTCTTTTGATAGTTAGCATCAACTTTTTTATATTCTGAAACAATACGGTCAAAGTCTTTTTGTTGAGTTGAATCTAGTTTATCGCCACGAGATATCTTTGTAATATAGGTAGAGATTTGACCTTCAAAATCATTAATAGTTTTCTTAAGAGCTTTGGCATAATCAAACTTTGTTGCCGCTTCTGACTTAACATTATTGGCTTTTTCAGTATCTGCCTTATTTTGGTCAGCAATTTTCTGTGCAGCAAGGGCGGTTGCTTCAGCATTTGCACGAGCAGCCGTAGCATCGGCTATTAACTTCTCGACATCAATTGCCATAGTAGATTACTCCCTGTATATTGTTAAGCATTAAGTAGGCTTCCAAACAAAACATCATAGGCAGCCTTAGTATTTTCGTTAAACTCAGACAATCTTTGCATTTCTACAATGGTGTCATCTTTAATCATTCTAATTAATTCAGCGTTTCCACCAAACTGTTCAAATTCATCTTTTTGTTGCTTGTAAGAATTAAACAAATCTAACATTTTCTTTAAAGCCTTTTGAGTAGCAGGCATTACATTAGCTGCTGGGTCATCGAGCATAGCCTTTAAGTCATCTAAAGCTCTTAAACGGTTGATAGCTTTTTGGCTTCCTTGTGAGAGTTCTTCAGAAACCAAGGGACGACCAGCAAAGAATAATTCTTTCCAGTCATTAAACTCTTGACGAAGTTCAGTGCGTTGAAAGTCAATAGCACCTTCAAGACCTGCTTCAAATTCATTCTTCTTCTCGTAGTAAGTCTGAAGATCTGATGCAGTTTGAACTTCACGTAGGTAATCCTCAACACGCTTATTCTTGATAAGACCCATATCGGTCATAGTCTTATAAGCGTCCCAAGAGAAACCGCCCTTATGTGGGATAAGGAAAGCGGCTGCTTGTGGGTAGTTCTTAAAAAGTTTTTTATTTTGGTCTACGAAGTTACCTGATTCTTCTGCATAGCGGAAGTAAGCGACTGTCTGACGCTCTGATTCAGTAACTGTAAATGGTATTTGGTCAGGGTAAAGTTCTACCCATTTTGCCATAGCCTTATCGTAGTCACCTGGATATTGGTCAAGTAGTTTGTTCCATACTTGCTTAAAGTTAGCACGACCATTGTCTTGCACCCAAGCAGCCATATCAGACTTTAACTTTACCTGTGGTGATGCTGGCGCAAAGAAACCAAATACAAATCTAGTTCCAAGAATTCCAATAACGGTGTTCTTGACTTTAATTCTGTAGGCTTCTAGTTCGGCAGGTGTAGGTGCTTTAAGGGTTCCATCAGGATTATAGGTCTTTGGGATACCATTACCAGATGCTTCAAGATAAGTTACTGCTTTGCGCCAAGCTGAGGCGTATTGAGAATCTCGCTCATCGCGATCCATTGCTGAGTACAAACGGTTAATATGTGCTGGTAAGAATGCTGAAACCATTGATTGGCCTTCTGCATATTTACCAAGAGTTACACGTGTAATAGTATCGGCTGCGCCTTTATCAAATACACCAACTAAGTTAGCAATTACTTTCATAGGAACTGAAGCAGCAGGACCAGCAAGTGTAGGAATAATAGAGTCAGGGTTCAAAGATGGAGTAATCATCTTTAGTTGTGCTCCGAATTGAACCGGCAATGGAACTCTAAACTCTGCTGGAATACCTAAACCAATTAGCGCACCTTGAACGGCGCGATATACAGGTTCTATTCCTGGGTATACAAAGTATGCCTCTCCTTGGTCGTCCTTTTGGACCCAACCTGAGTGAACAATACCTTCGTAAGTTAAAGCAGCCTTGACAATTGCTTCAGGATTATATTTAACTACACGTGATATACGACGATAGAAGTCTTCTTGAGCACGATAAAAACGAGCAAAGTTACGGATAGAAAAAGCCATCTGACTACGAATCATTGGATTATCTACATAAGCCAAAATCTGTAATCTTGCGCGGTCTTCTACAATCTCTGCTAATTTGCGTTTAGCAAATTCAGTTCCTGCTTCTATCTTACGCAAGTTAGTCGGATCAATGTCTTTAATATGAGCCTTGATAAAGGCTTCTTCAAAGCCAGACTTACGCATCTGCTTGCGAACCTTAATCATTTCAGCAATGGCTAAAGGTTCACGAGATAAACGTGCGTTAGCAAGACCTAACCAGGTCCAGCCCTTTTCCATCAGCGAGGAAGTTATATTACCAGACTCTGATACCGGAACTAGCGTTGGTCCTACTACATATTTAGGAACATCTAATTCATTTGTTGGTAAATCATCTAACGATAGTTTTCCAGAAATCATATACTTGCCAGTTTTTGGATCTATTAAACGAACCTTGTTTAGAAGGTCGAGGTTAATAGAGTTATCGCGTTGTTTTTCAAATAATTCTCTAGCTGCTTTGTAAACAGTAACAGCGTGTTGTTGCTTAGTAAAGCCGTTGCTCTCTAAACGGAAAGCGTTAACAATCTTTGCATTCTTTGGGTCATCTAGCCAGTTAAAGATTAACTTTACAACATCTGGATCATCCAAGTTTGCTACAGCGATAGCGCCTAGTTCATCATTGGCGTAATACGAGATACGCATAAGCCAAGAAACTAGAGATGCTTCGTTCTGGAGGCCAATAGGAATGTCGGTATAACCACGAGCATTTCTAGCCTTAGTGTAAGGACGTGGAGTTTCTATTCTTAGTGCCATACTACGGACACCGTGTTGGCGTGTAAAGTTAACTGCACGTGATACGTAGTCAGAACCTACCGCAAAGTTTTTGCCACCTTCAACAATATCTTCTAAAGCGTTATCAAGATCGCCGTAAAGGATTTGTTCAGCAAGTAAATCTTTTTCGCCTTGACCAAGAGGCTTGCGACCTAACACTCTGTAAGCACGGTTAAGTTTGCCTTCGTTTAACGCTTGGGCAAGAATGATACGGCGTTGTTGAGTTGGGCCACCTTTAACGCTTTTGCGTAATTCAACAATTTTTGCTCTTGCTGCTGCTTTAACTACTGGGTCTGTGCTTGTCTTTACGATATTGCGTTGTATTTTCATCTCGGCGTTAGCCGCAGCAATTACATTTTCAATATCATCAATTCTCTTAGCAAATGATTCTGCTTCTTTTTTGTTGACAAAACGAATAACACCACCCATAGGGTTTGCTGCTACTCTTTCAGGTCTAGTTAAACCCTTTTGCATACCACGAGCTGTATTTAAACGGGTGCTTGCTATGCGAGCATTGACAAGACCCCAAGGAGTAACCTGACCAATAGCAAGACCAACCATTAAATCTTCTGTTGCATTACGAATTGCGTAACGAGGACCGGCAAGTGTCAAGAATGACCAAGTAGAAGTCATCTGTTCTACCCAGTCTTTGTTTCCCTGACCTACCATTCTCTGAATTAATCCAGATCGAGTGGATGCACGGTCAATATCTGTAAGGCTAGGAGCTGAAACAAAAGTAGAATTGTCAGATGGAAGTATTGCTACTTCAGTTCCGTCTTTTAATTTACCAAAACGACCCACGCTAAAGCGTGTCTGTCCTTTGCCAACTAGTTGACGAACTATTAGTTGTCCAGGTTCAGTAGCATTAAGGCCACGTATGTCTGCAAGAGTAGACCATAGTCCGTAAAATACATCTTTACGTTGGTTTACATCAGTCATTGAATCAAACGCTTCTGATATTAGGCGTGATTCACGTTGCGGAAGAACCAAACGTGCTAGACGATACATCTGTTCTGGTGCATCTGCAGCAGTTACATCTAATACGTCATCTTTAAAGAATGGAATAATCTCAAATTTACGCTTGAAGTTATCAATACGCTTTTGAACCATAGCTGTTGAAAAGCGACCAGTAGTTTTTGGGTTATCATTGGCTTTTACAATGTCAGAAATTTGCTTTTGTCCATCAACAAGCATTTCTCTAATGCCATCATCAGTAGCAGCGCCACCAAAGAATAGGTTATCTACAAACCTAGAACCCATTTTGTCAATATTAAATACTTTATTAGCGCCAGTTGCTACAGCAATTCTAGCTTTACGAGAAGCATCAAGTCTTGGGGCTAATACGCGCCTGCGACCAACGGCACCTCTCATCATTTCGCCTACTTGGGTGGCATTCTCAAAATAAGCCTTAGCGGTAGCGGCATTAGTTACCGGAAGTTGGGCTTTAAGAAAATCACTAACGACTGCTGGGCCAAATTCAGGAGCAAGTCTAATCAATTCTTGTCGTGCTGCTAATTTTGCAGCAGTTTCTCCGGCTTTAGAAGCCTTATCAAACTCTGCTAACTTAGCGCCGTATGTATCCCAAAAGGCTGTGGTAGATGGTTTAGCAAAATACTCTGTTAGTTTTCTACCGCCTTTAACGGTATCACCAATAATTACATCTACTGCATATTTTTTAACATCATAAAGGCGCTTGGCTTTTCCGCCAATTATTAGTGGATCTGCAAAGACGCGATAAGCGGCATCTACTGCGCCTGATATTGCCTTGTAAAAGAATCCTGAGCCTTCTAATTGACCAGGAAGAATTGCGTTTGCAATTTGACGACCAGGTGAATACTTTGCTGCTTGAACTGCATCGAGTGTATCTTGAAAATTATCTTGATCGGCTTTTTCAACTTTAGTTAATATACCAGTTGATGCTGGATCTTTTTCTAAACCTTGAGTTTTTTGAGCAAGTCGAAGGTATTTCATTTCTTCAGGTGTTGCGTTTACTGCTATTTGGTCTGGTGATTCACCAGCAGCAATACGCATAGCAATTGAAACTGCAGTATTGCCAAACTTAACACGAGCGTTTTCAATACGACCAGGGTTAAACTTCTTATCACCTTTATCGTTTGCTTCATCCCAAGCAGTCTGTAAGTCTAAACCTTCAGCAACTGCAATAGCACCCGTTCTGTAAACACGAGTAGAAAAATCTGATACGTTTCCAAGGCCAGCCATTAATTTGCCAAAGCCTTGTCCAGCTAAACCGCCGGTATAGTGCCAAGCAGTGCTTAACCAACCATTGTCTGGCTTAACAACTGGATCTTCTTCGCCCGCAAGATTGACTAAAGATTGTTGTTGAGCAGGAGTATTTTGAGCATACATTGTCTTAGCAACATCACTTGGAAGGTTAGATAATTCTCGGTGTGCTGTAAGGGCTTTATTAAAGTCATTAATTTTCTTTTGTTCTGCTGGAGATAGACCTGCAGCAAAACCGGCTATTTTTAACTTATCAGCCATTATTGTCCTCGCGATAGAGCCTGCTGATAAAGAACTGCTATTTCGCCAGTATCATCAAATGGTAACATTTTTGCAAGAGTATCTGAAATTTTTTCTGAAGATTTAGACATCATAAGAGCAGAAGATCCGGCTCCATCGCCAATATTAACGCCAGTAGTTACTGGTTCATCTGGACGTTGTGATGGAGCATATAAAGAAGTTACTGGTTCTTGAGGGACATCAACAGTAGAAACTGGACGTCCACCTACATTGTCTGCAATGCCACGTGTCTTTGACTTACGAGCACCTGTATTAATAGCGGCTGTCTCTACACCTTCGCCATAAGCGGTAGATCCCATTTGTAAATTATCAGTGCGTGTTGAGAATTTGCCAGGACCTGCTGGACCTGCGAGTGGGTTCATCATACTCACTATTTGTCCTCCTGTAATCTTTCTAAATCTGCTGACATATCTTCCCAAGCTCGATTGACTTGGGTCTTTTGGTTTGAATGATAAATGGATAACTCCATTAGTTCACCTGTTAGTGTCTCTAATGATCTTGCTAAATTGTGTACAAAACCTACGCCGATTACTACGAAGTCAAGAAAGCGTACTGGGCGAGGCACATAATCATCTTCGTTAATCACCCAGCACACCCTTCTTTAAAAACATTATCCTTTTTTAACTGCGCTTCCTTTGCGTCCTGCTGGCATTATTCCGAAGAATACCTTTCCGCCTTCTGGCTTAGAAGTATCTTTCTTACCTTCGGTTGGCTTAGCCATTGGCGCTGCTGCACGAGATCCTTTGTTCATATTTACACCTCCCTCGTTTAAGCTGCGCCGGTAATACCAGCGAGTAGTTGGGCTATATCGGGACGTTGACCAGCAGCAGGGGCCGAACCAGCTTGTTCTTGTGGAGGTTGCTGCGAGGCAGTAGCGGGGGCCGCACCTGCTGCTGGAATCTGTTGTTCCATACCTGGTGCCATAGGTGGCATTTCTGGGGCTGGAGGTGGTTCTGGGGTAAATGCTTTTTCAATAATGTTTTCTAAGGCTTGTCCCTTTTGACGACCTTGAATAACAGTTGCGATGCGGCTGATAATCTCGCTAGGGTCTTGGCCCTGCGCCGCGAGAGCCGGTATCGCCTGAGCATACTGAGCAACAGCAACGCGCAAAGAATCGCGCATTTCTTCAATATCAACACGTTGCTCCTCTTGTGTAACGTTAAGGTCCATAGGAATCTCACGACGAACATAGTCGCGTGATACGAGTTTGTCTGAACGCATTTGTAGTAGAGCAATAATTGCGCGGTTAGGATCCATACCGGACATAATGCCGTAACGGACATCTATTCCATACTCACCCTTGATATCACGAGAAGGAATATATTTAAGCACATAAGGTGTGCCATCATCGCTTCCCTTGATTGTCTTAGGGATACCGCCAAAGATTTTTTCATCTGCTTCAAAACAAACACTAGCAAGTTCTGTAAATAATCTCGCAAACTGTGCTTGTGCTGCTTTAATTTGTGTATCAAAGCCGGCTTGTAGCGCTTGCACTCCGCGACCTGTAACAACGGATGCGTCAATGTTTCCTGATCGTGATTCAGGATAACGAGCACCAAGGCGTAGTTCACGCTCTAGCACACCAGATTCGGTAAAGACTCCAGGTGGTAGTTCTAGTGGAACACGACGAATACCTTGTGGGTTAGCAGAACGCATAATTGAATCTGGTCCAAGTGCCAACTCTTGCACATCTTGTGGGATGGCAATAGGTGCTTGGATAGACTTTTCTGCTGCTTGGATTTGCAATACTGCAAAGCGAGCACGAGCTAACTGCACAGATAGAACATCATCAAACTGTCCACGTGCTTCACCGTCAAGAGATGAACGCATTACTGTTCGTGCCATACATTTGCCAAGGACGTTTTTAGTCTGAGATAAAATTAGATTCTTACGCTCTGGTAAGTAAAGCAAGTCTTGTTCTTTGTCGTGATAGCGAACCATTGAGATATAAGGCGAAGATAGTTGATACTGGTTGCGACCTAGTATTTGATCGTAATACTCTGGGTATTGCGCTGCTAAAGACTCGGCATCGGTAACAATTATTTGTGTTAAAGATAAAGTGCGACCATAGCGATCTAACTCTGGGTAGACGCCAAATGGATTGAGCATACGGATACGAGGATTGTTATCATCGTAATCCATCTCAACCATACCAATACACATACCGTAGGTGTTATACCAATCGGCTGCGGTATACATCTGTAGTTGTAAATCAGAGTTGGTTACATAAAAGTTGGCAATACGAGTTCTAGTATCTGCTGCCTTACGCGCTGCATCGGAAACCATATTGGTTGCTGAGCAGTTAAAGGATGGCAGTGGTGCCATAGCTTCTGCAAGGTCACGTGCTGCTACGTCAATGAAGTTTGCAACTAGAGGCTTTGGATAGTCCTCTGAGAACATAGATGG